AAGGCGCTGAAACCAATCAACCAACTGAGGATGATGGAAGACTCTATAGTCATCTATCGTTTGGCCAGAGCACCAGAACGCCGTATTTTCTATATTGATGTAGGTAACTTACCCAAAGGTAAGGCCGAAGAATATATGAAAAACATTATGTCACGTTATCGCAATAAGCTTGTGTATGATGCACAAACAGGCGAGATTCGTGATGATCGTAAGCATATGTCTATGCTTGAGGATTTTTGGTTACCTCGTCGTGAGGGTGGCCGTGGCACTGAGATCACAACTCTACCAGGGGGTGAAAACCTAGGTCAGATTGATGATATCCTATATTTCCAGAAAAAGTTATATCGTTCACTGAATGTTCCTATTAGTAGATTAGAGCAAGAGAATAACTTCAGTCTTGGTCGGTCAACGGAAATCAGTAGGGATGAGTTAAAGTTCCAAAAGTTTATTGATAAGTTGCGCCGACGTTTCGCGCATTTGTTCCTGGGTATTCTTAAGAAACAACTTATCCTTAAAGGTCTTATTACTGAAGAAGATTGGGATGATTGGAAACAGGACCTCATTATCGACTACGTCCGTGATAATCATTTTACTGAATTGCGTGATGCAGAGATGTTGCGTGAAAAGATCACAATGTTAGATCAGATGCAGAATTACGTCGGAGAGTTCTTCTCTAAGGAATTCATCTATAAGAAAGTCTTATTGATGAGTGATGATGAAGTAGAGGATGTTAAGAAACAAATCGAAGACGAAAAGAAATCAGGTGATATTGCACCAGATGATGAAACGAGTGATGGTGGTAACACACCGGCTCAATAATATAAGCTTTAGGAGAATAAAATGAGTGAGATTAAAGATCTAATTAGACATGCTTTGGACCAAGATTACAATAAAGCAAATGATACATTTGGTGAGATCATGAGTATTAAAATGACTGATTTGATAAACCAAGAAGAAATCAAGGTAGCAAATAGCATCTATAATGGTGTTGAGGATACCGATGATGAGGAAGAAGGAATTGAAATTGATGACGCCGATTTGGATGATATTGAAGATATCGAGGACGACGAAGTCGAAGAAGATAATGATCCCATCAGTGATGATGATGGCGATGATGAGGACGAAGAGAGCTAATTGCTAAAATCTACTTTTATATAAATAATTATGAAAAAGTTTAATGACGTTCGCACTAGAAAAGAAAAACCTGTTTATTCAAAACGGGTTGGTGGATTTAGTGTACAGGTACGTAAAAATTCTGGCCGATACGATGCTTATGTAGACAACGATCTACTTGATAGCTTTAAAAGTCAGAATGATGCTGTAAAGGCAGCATCAGAGTTTATAAAACAATATAGGGATTAAGATGAAACTAATTGCAGAATTTCATGACCAAGATCTAAATGTTCTTACTGAAGCCAAAAAGGACGGCGGTAAGAAGTATTATATCGAAGGTGTGTTTGCTCAAGCAGAGCAAAAGAATCGCAATGGTAGAGTCTATCCAAAACAAATTATGGAATCTGCTGTCGGTAAATATGTTACTGAGCAGGTTGCAAAAGGTCGATCCGTTGGTGAGTTAAATCACCCTGAGGGTCCAACGGTCAACCTTGATAAAGTTTCGCATCTCATTACCAGCCTCCAGTGGGAAGGTAATGATATTGTCGGAAAAGCCGCTATTTTGGATACACCAATGGGTAAGATCGTACAAGGTCTGCTTGAGGGTGGAGTTCAACTTGGGGTTTCAACTCGTGGTATGGGAAGTCTAGAGCGTAATAATGGCGCAATGGTTGTAAAACCAGATTTTATTCTTAATGCAATTGATATTGTACAAGATCCATCCGCACCTGGAGCATTCGTTAATGGGATAATGGAAGGTGTTGATTGGGTTTGGAATAATGGTATTATTGAAGCTAGGACTATTGAGAAGATGGAGACCGAAATTAAGAAAGCATCAAGGACTGATCTCTATGAGACACAGACGCGTGAGTTCAAAAATTTCCTCTCGTTACTCAAATCTAAAAAATAGGAGTCATAATGACTAAAGACCAAAGAATGGATCAAGTCGAACTCCACGATGAAGAGAACGATATCGTGGAAGCCGCTACTCATGATCCTAAGAATGCTGAGGCGCAATCTCTTGCTTCAGTAGATAAAGCTGGTGATGCTACCGGTACCGCTAAAAAGCGGAAAGGTGACAACACTAAGCAAGATCCTATGCCTAAAACAAAGGCTGGCATGATCAATGCTGCTTATGTTAAAATGAATGGCATGAAGAAGGAAGATCTTGCAATGATGATGTCAAAGTTGATGTCTGAAGAAATCGATGCTGAGGATGAAGAAGTTGTAGCTGAAAATGCTACCTTTGAATACGAAGCAGATTTTTCATCTGACTTGAATGCTTTGGTTCAATCAGAAGCTACTCTATCTGAAGAGTTCAAGGAAAAAGCTGAAGTTATTTTTGAAGCTGCGATTAAATCTAAGCTATCAGAAGAAATCGACCGTCTCGAGGCTCGGTACAATGAAGAATTGTCTGAGGAAATCAGTTCAACGAAAGAAGAATTGGTCGAGAAAGTTGACAGCTACCTCAACTACGTAGTTGAAAAGTGGATGGACGACAACCGTGTCGCTATCCAATCTGGCCTCCGTGCTGAAATCGCTGAAAAGTTCATGGGTGGGTTGAAAGATCTATTCGTTGAATCATACATCGAAATCCCGGAAAGCAAGGTTGACTTGGTTGACGATTTGGCCGAATCAGTTGAAGAGCTTGAGTCTAAACTCAATCAAACAACTGCTGATGCTATCGCCATGGCCGAAGAGCTTGAAGTTTATAAGCGTGATGCTATCATCCGTGAATCTGCTCAAGACCTCGCCGCAACCCAAGTTGAAAAACTCAAGTCCTTGGTTGAAGACATTGATTTTGAAGACGCTGATACTTTTGCTAAGAAAGTTCAAACCGTCAAGGAATCATATTTTACCAAGAAAGTTTCTGAGACTACTCAAGAGATCACTGAAGACGAAGACGGCGATGCCGCAGTTGTCTCCTCTGGCTCTATGGCTCAGTACTTAACCGCCCTCAAAAAATCTGCAAAATAAGGAATAATCCAAATGCAACAATCATATGACAAACTTATTGAAAAGTGGTCACCAGTTCTAAACGAAGAGACCGCCGGCACAATTAAAGATTCACACCGTCGTGCCGTAACGGCACAAATCTTGGAAAACCAAGAACTTGCTTTCTCTGAGCAACGCGCTCAAAGTGGTATGTTGATGGAAACACCAACCAATGCTACGACTGCCGCTGCCAATTGGGACCCAGTCCTTATTGCCTTGGTTCGCCGTGCAATGCCTAACTTGATGGCTTATGACATCGCTGGTGTTCAACCAATGACTGGTCCTACCGGTTTGATCTTTGCCATGAAGAGCCAATACAAAACCACCAAAGCTGGTGTGTCTAGTGGCGATGAGGCATTGTTCAATGAAGCCGCTGTTGGTTTCTCTGGTGACTCTTCTACTGCCTCACAAGGTGGTACTTCAGGTCTCGAGAGTGTTACCGACACTGATGCTGATAGCTCAATCGTTGACTCAGGCGCATCTTATGTTCCTGGTATCGGTGATGCATACACAACGGCTGAAGCTGAAAACCTCGGCGCTGCTGGTGAGGCATTTGCTGAAATGGGTTTCACCATTGAAAAGGCTACCGTTACTGCTAAGTCACGTGCTTTGAAGGCTGAATACAGCTTGGAATTGGCTCAAGACTTGAAGGCAATTCATGGCTTGGATGCTGAAACGGAATTGGCTAACATTCTCTCCACAGAGATCTTGGCTGAAATCAACCGTGAAGTTATCCGTACCATGAACTCACAAGCTAAGATTGGCGCACGCCAAGACGGTTTGCAAGTTAAGGGTATTTTCAACTTGTCTACCGATGCCGATGGCCGTTGGTCTGTTGAGAAGTTCAAGGGTTTGATTCTTCAAATCGAGCGTGAAGCTAACACCATCGCTAAAGAAACCCGTCGCGGTAAGGGCAACTTCATTGTTTGCTCATCTGACGTCGCTTCTGCCTTGGCAGCTTCTGGCATGTTGGACTATTCACCTGCTATGTCTACCAACTTGAATGTTGATGACACGGGTTCTACCTTTGCTGGTGTGATGAATGGCCGTACTAAGGTTTATATCGATCCTTATGCAACTGCTGATTACGTTACCGTTGGTTATAAGGGCACAAACCCCTATGACGCTGGTATGTTCTACTGCCCATACGTTCCATTGACCATGGTTCGTGCGGTTGGTGAGGATACGTTCCAGCCTAAAATTGGCTTCAAGACTCGCTACGGTATGGCTTCAAACCCATTCGTCGGCGCTACTGCTGCCAATGGTTTGGCCACGGTTCGTACCAACCAATACTACAGAATCTTCCGCGTGGACAACATCCTCGCCTAAGTGTAGTCAAAAAAAGAGCCCAGTCCACTGGGCCTTTAAAGGGATCTTCGGATCCCTTTTTTTATGAGCTATAAAGTATAAATAGATGTATGGCGACCTTAACTAATAACATTAATTACTTACAACCGACATCGTTTAAGATTAGTCTTGATCGAAAGAATTATCCGAATCTGGAATTCTTTTGTCAAAGCATTACCCATCCAGGTATGCTATTAAACTCTGTTGAAGTACCATTTAGAAAAATTGCAGGCATTCCCTTTGCTGGCGATAAGTTGACGTTTAATGAACTAACGGCAAATATTATTCTAGATGAGGATATGACTTCTTACTCAGAAATGTACAGTTGGATCCGTAGGTTATTGGACACAAAACCCGTGTCTGCTTTAAACCGTACGAGTGATACAGCAGCAACGTATGCTGATATTACCCTACATATGTTATCGAGTGCAAATAATACAACCAAACAGATTCGGTATTTGGATTGTGTACCCACGGCGTTGGGTGATATTCAATTGGAATCAACTGGTTCAGGTGGTGAATTTGTTACCTTCGCTGCTTCATTCCGATTCTCATACTTTGAATTAATGGATATAAATAAAACGACAGGCGCAATTACTGAATCATTTACAGTATCAACTACATTATAATTGAAATGGAACTATATTATGTTAGAACTGCAAGACATTCTAAACGAGTGGTCGGAAGACTGCCAGATTAACGATATGCGTTTAGATGAGGCCTCAAGGGTTTCACCTAAGTTACACGCAAAATATCTCACACTCTCCTCTAATTACAAGTTAATGCTTAAGCGTTCAGAGTTTAAGCAAAAAGAACTACTCAAAGACAAGTGGTTATACTATAACGGTAAGCTATCGCCAGAGGAAATCAAAGAAAAGAATTGGAAACCAGATCCCTTTGATGGATTAAAAGTCTTAAAAGGTGAGATGGATTATTACTATGATTCGGATCCAGATATTCAACGGTCGGAAGAGAAAATCCAATATTATAAGACCGTTATAGATACTTTACATGAGATCATAGAAAACATTAAATGGCGACACCAAACAGTGAAGAATATAATTGAATGGAAAAAATTTCAATCTGGAAGTTAAATCATGCTACCATGGGTTTACAATGTGACCCTGGTATTGCAGCAGAAATAAATGAGTATTTCTCATTCTTTGTGCCTGGGTATAAATTTATGCCAGCATTTAAGAATAAGATATGGGACGGTAAGATTCGTCTCTATAACGCACGCACTGGTACACTACCTGGTGGGTTGTTTTATCATTTACTCAAATTCTGTGAGCAACGAGAGTACGAATTAGACCAACACGCTAGTGATTATGGTCCTCCAGAATCGGCAAATAAAGTTTTGCCAGAAGATATTATGGATTACGTCCGGAGTCTTAATTTACCATTTCCAATTAGAGATTATCAGTTTGATGCGGTATGTAACGCGATTCATAAAAAGAAGGGGATATTGGTATCACCCACTGGCTCTGGTAAATCATTAATTATCTACACCTTGCTTCGTTGGTTCCTTGCCAATTCTGATAAAAGAGTCCTAGTTATTGTACCCACAACATCATTGGTTGAGCAGATGTATGGGGATTTTAATGACTATGCTACGAATGACTTGTTTGATTCCAAGAATGAAGTCCACAGAATTTACTCAGGTAGAGATAAGAATGCTGATGCAAGGGTTTATGTATCCACGTGGCAATCGATATATAAGTTTCCATTAGATTGGTTCTCACAATTCGGCGCTGTATTTGGTGATGAGTGCCATGGGTTTAAATCCAAATCACTCACTACGATTATGGAAAAGTGTACCGAGGCAGAGTACCGATTTGGCACCACTGGTACACTGGACGGTTCACTCACTCATGAATTGGTCTTACAAGGTCTCTTCGGCCGTGTGTTTAAGGTAACCACAACCCGTGCGTTGCAGGATAATGATACACTTGCTAAGTTGGCAATCACTCGCCTCGTATTAAATTACAGCAACACTACACGTGAGGCATGTAATGGATTAACGTATCAAGATGAGATTGATTTTGTCGTCACCAATGAGAAAAGAAATACACTAATAAGAAACTTGGCCGTGGACCAAAAGGGTAACACACTCGTGTTATTTCAGTATGTAGAGAAACATGGCAAGGTTTTATATGATATAATAAGAGCTAAGGCACACGAAGATAGAAAAGTCTTCTTTGTCTCTGGTCAGACGGAAACGGCAGATAGGGAAGCGATCCGAAAGATTACGGAGAAACAAAGTGATGCAATTATTGTGGCATCCATGGGTACATTTTCTACTGGTATAAACATTAAGAACCTACACAATATTGTATTTGCATCTCCATCCAAGTCACAGATCAGGGTACTACAAAGTATTGGCCGTGGGTTGAGAAAAAGTGATGATGGTAGGGTTACAAAACTATTTGATATAACGGATGATTTATCTATTAGAAACAAAAAGAACTTCTGTCTGTTACACTCAGGTGAACGGTTGAAGATGTATCAGAATGAAAATTTTGATTATAAAACATATGAGATAAACATTGATGGAGATTAAAAATAATCATCTTATCCAGCACCATGAATGTGATTTTGATCTTGATAAGTTGCGTGCTGAAATAGAAGATATTTCTGTTTTTAAGAACTTTTATGTACCACACTCAAATATGCTCATAGAAGGTTGGTTTTACCATAAAGCAACTAAAGAGTATAGTGTTGGTATTGCCCATTATCTTGCTGATATAACGAATACTGATATCCAGGAAGTCTCGAGTAGATTTTATATTCAAGAAAAAGGATATGCAATACCATTCCACCGTGACGTTGGTACTATGTGCTCACTTAATATTTTATTATCGGAAGCAAATGATCCAATATACTTTTATCAAAAAGGTGAAAAGACTCATCATTCATATAAGAGTGCTCTTATTAATGTATCAGAACAACATAGTGTTCCAGCACCTATAGATGAACCTCGCTTATTGTTTAAGGTTAGTTTTTTTAGTAAATCATTCAAGGATATAGCAAGTGTTCTGCCAACTCAATTATCATATAGATAAAGAATTACATTGTAATATATTCTTTGATAATATTGATTTAGCACACCATCATAAAACACCATTCAGTGAATTTACTTTTTGGAAAAAATATTTTTATTTTGGCCCTGAGGTACAACAAATAGTAAATGATCTTAATCTGCAGGGATTGAATATAAAGCCACGCTATAGTTGGCAAGAGAGTAACACATTACTTCCACCACATATAGATAAGAATAGAATCATAGGTATAAATATTAACTTAATGGATGAACCTGCTGTACTACATATCAATAGCGTGCCGTATACTTATGAATGTGCTCTTATAGATGTTGGGACACAATTGCATAGTGTAGAACCATTCCATAAAGATAGATTGGTTTTAAAATTAGCAATCCGCAACTCATGGGAGGAGATTTGGAATAGATTAAATAGTATAGGTATGATAGGTAAACCATACGGTCCGTATAAATCTATTCTTTATAATAATATGAAAAAATTTGTGAGAGTTTAAATAATGGAAATCAAACAACTTAAACTTACTAATAACGATGAAATTATCTGTGATATAGTTTCATTGGATCAACATGGTGATCTCATTGTAGTAAATGCTTTTAGAATTTTAAATGTTGAGGATTCCACACGAGGTTTAAAGTACTACTATTTTAGACCTTTTATGGTATTCCAAGAAAATAATGAGCAGAGAATAAATAGTGCTCATATTATTGCTGACACATACCCATCGGATGAGATGCTTGAACATTATGCAGGGGCAATTAAAGATGCTTTGGATACTGCAGAAAATAGAGTAACGATTACTGAGGATGAGTTGGAAGCAATGGAAAGTGAAAACATTGAGATTGATAAGCTAATGGATCCAGAAGTGAAGAAACACTTTCATTAGTAAGGGTATACCACTGCCTCCGTACCATTGTATTAGGATTATATCATACTTTCGGTATGCTGTAAACCACTAGATGCTTTAATTAAACTAGTCATTTGGTATGTACTTTTATTATGAAACGTGTTATAATAGACACTATGAAAGGAGTGAACTATGTCCAAAAAGGAAAATGTTCATTATGTAAATAATGCTCAATTCTCACAATCCGTGGTTGATTATGTAACCTTGGTAAGAGAAGCAGAGAAAGATAACAATCCAATTCCGATTGTTCCCAATTATATAGCAGAATGCTTTTTACGCATCTCTGAGGGTCTGTCCCACAAGTCAAACTTTATTCGTTACACCTATCGTGAAGAGATGGTAATGGATGGGGTTGAAAACTGCCTAAAGGCCATTCTGAATTATAATTTGGAATTTGCAACGCGTACGGGTAGACCCAATGCATTTGCATACTTCACACAGATTGTATGGTACGCGTTCCTTCGCCGTATTGCAAAAGAGAAGAAGCAACAGGATATTAAAATGTCTTACCTCTCCAAGGTGAGTGTTGAAGATCTTATGGGTGCTGGCGAAGGTGAGGATTTTGTCCAAACAGAGCACATAGTTGAAGCCATCCGTCAACGTATCGGTCGTATTAGGGAAACCGATAACCAGATTAAGATATACGCTAAAGAAGAAAAGAAGAAGCGTAAGAGTAAAAACCAAGATTCTGACTTGAGTGACTTTTTAGAATGAAAATTGCCTTTCTTAATGATACCCATTGTGGTATCCGTAATTCGTCCGATATTTTTCTAAAGAACCATGAGGACTTTTATGGTAAAGTTTTCTTTCCATATCTTTTAGAAAATAATATTACTCAGATTATCCATTTGGGTGATTACTACGACCATCGTAAGTTTATTAATTTTAAAGCGATGCATCACAATCGTAGGCACTTCCTCGAACCCCTGCGTAAATACGGCATTAAAATGGATATCATCCCCGGTAACCATGATACGTATTATAAGAATACAAACAATCTAAATTCATTAAAAGAACTCTTTGGCCACTTTATGAATGAGATTCATATCGTCATGGAACCAAAGGTTATGGAGTATGATAAACTAAAGATTGGATTGATGCCTTGGATCTGTGCAGATAACTATGAGAAATCCATGGACTTTATCCGTAACTGTGAAGCAGACATTCTTGGTGCTCACTTAGAGTTAAATGGATTTGATCTAATGCGTGGTGTCAAGGCAACCGAGGGTATGGATCCTTCGCTATTCAAACGCTTTGAGATGGTCTTATCAGGTCACTACCATACGAAGTCACAGAAGGGTAATATCCATTATTTTGGTTCACAGATGGAATATTTCTGGTCCGATGCTGGTGACCCAAAATACTTCCATATTTTAGATACAGATACACGTGAGCTAACGGCAGTAAACAATCCGAACACTTTATTTGAAAAAGTTGTTTACGATGACAGCAAAATGGATTATAATACATATGACGTGTCAAAATTTGATAATAAGTTCGTTAAGCTTATTGTCACCAATAAATCGGATGCATTTATTTTTGACAGGTTTGTGGATAGAATCCAGCAACGTGAAATCTATGAATTAAAAATTGCCGAAACCTTTAATGAGTTTATAGGTGAAAACGTTGATGATGAGAATATCTCTTTTGAGGATACGGGTGAGTTGCTGAACACATATGTTGACGCGGTCGATACGGAATTGGACAAGGGCCGTATTAAAATACAGATGAGCGAACTTATGGTTGAAGCACAAACATTAGAAGTTGCATGATTAGATTTACTAAAATTCGATATAAAAATTTCCTTTCAACGGGTAATGCTTTTACAGAGATTGATTTTACTCGCAATAAATCCACTCTGGTTGTTGGGCAGAATGGCGCTGGCAAATCAACGATGCTTGATGCTATCTCCTTCGGTCTCTTTGGTAAACCACATCGGAACATTAATAAACCACAACTGGTTAATTCAGTAAATGGTAAGAATTGTGTCGTTGAGGTTGAGTTCACCATAGGCAATAATAACTTTAAAATCATTAGAGGTATCTCTCCTGGTGTGTTTGAGGTTTGGAAGAATGACCAAATGCTCAACCAGTCGTCACACTCTAAAGAATATCAGAAGATCCTAGAACAAAACATCCTCAAACTGAACCATAAATCGTTCCATCAAGTTGTGGTTCTAGGATCTTCGTCTTTTATTCCCTTTATGCAACTACAGTCAGGTCACCGGCGTGAAGTGATTGAGGACTTGCTTGACATTAATATCTTTTCCAAGATGAATACGTTACTGCGCGAGCAGACAAATACATTAAAAGAGAGTATTCGTCAAGTATCCTATGAGGTTGATATCTCTAAGACTCGGATTGAATCCCACGAGAAATATATTAAGGATGTCCAAGTATTAACTGAAGCTAATATTGAGACAAAGAAAAAGAAAATTAGCGCAAGCCAAGATGCCATCAATGAGTTATTGAAAACCAATACAACAATTACTGATGACATTGAAAAAGAGCAAGCGCCTATTGAGCAAGAAATCTCTAAGCTTACTACAAAGCAACAGACAATTATCCAGTATCAAGCACAGTTCAAGCAACGGATGACCAGTGTGGCCAAGGATGCAAAGTTTTATGAAGAACATGAAAACTGCCCAACCTGTTCACAGGATATTACTGAAGAGTTAAGAACGGTAAAACTTAATTCGGCAAAATCTACTGCAAAAGAACTTAAAATTGCAATGGATAAAGCCAAGGAAGAAAGTACTTTACTTGAGTCTTCTCTCTCCACTGCCAATGAAACACTTACCAAGGTGCGTGAATGGCAAAGAGATTTATTGTCCAATACAAAAGAGATCACAAGACTGCAGGGTGAAATTAGAGAACTTGAATCTGAAATTGCAAGTACTGCTGTTGAGGATCTACACAATGCTCGAAATGAACTAAAAGAACACATTGAACAAAAACAAGGTCTGATGGAACGTAAGCTTGACTTGAATGACCAACTAGCCTATAATGGTGTTATTAGTGAAATGCTGAAGGATACTGGCATTAAAACTAAAATCATCAAGCAGTATTTGCCATCAATCAACAAGTTGGTAAATCAATACTTACAGATTCTGGACTTCTTCGTACACTTTGATTTAGATGAGTCATTCCAAGAAACTATTCGTTCACGTCACCGTGATGAGTTTACCTATGAATCATTCTCTGAGGGTGAGAAACAACGTATCGACCTTTCACTACTATTCACTTGGCGCCAGGTTGCTAAGATGAAGAACTCTATTGCAACTAACTTACTTATTTTAGATGAAACCTTTGACTCGAGTCTTGACGCTGACGGCGTTGAAAATTTACTTAAGATTCTATATACTCTCCCTGACGATTCGAATATTTTTGTCATCTCTCACAAGGGGGAGATTCTAGATGGTAAGTTTGAAAACAAGATTGAATTTTATAAAGATAAGAACTTCAGTAAAATAAAGTGTTTACAAGAAGTCGAAACCGTGATATAATACATCATACACATTTTTTTATGAGGAACCTACTATGGAACTAAGCGATAACACTCTCACAATTCTCAAGAACTTCTCTGGTATTAACCAGAACCTAATGGTTCGCGAGGGCAATACGGTCAAGACTATGTCTGAGGCACGTAACATTATGGCATCAGCAGATGTCGTGGAAACATTTCCACAAACATTTGGCGTCTACGACCTAAATGAATTTATCAGTGTCCTTGACCTGGTTGATAAACCACAACTCAACTTTAACGAAAGTTACGTAGTCGTTGGCGATACTGCTGGTCGGTCCAAGGTCAAATACTTCTTCTCGCCTGAGGAAACCCTTACCACACCAAGTAAGGATATTAAGATGCCTGAGTCCGAGGTTAAGTTTGAACTGACCGCTGATACGCTTACAAAACTAAAACGTGCAGCATCGGCCTTGGGTCACAGTGATGTTTCAATTACAGGCAAGAGTGGCGTATTAAACTTTGCCGTTGTCGATAGTGCCAATACTACATCGAATACATATTCTATTGATGTTGATGGTGAGTTCGATTCTGAAAAGCCTTTTAACTTTATTATGGGCATTGGTAATCTTAAGATTGTACCTGGTGATTACGATGTATCAATCTCATCGAAACTCATTTCACATTTTCAACACAAAAAACTTAATGTGCAATATTGGATTGCATTAGAGAAATCATCTACCTTTGGAGCTTAATATGTCAGAAAAAACAACACAACAACAACTAAATGATCTTACTAGCCGTATCGGCCGTAGTACCATTGCCGTCGTTGATGCCATTACACAACGTGGTGGTTTTAAAGGCGAAGAACTCTCGACGATCGGTCAATTGCGTGACCAATGTGTTCAAGCAGTTCAATTGGTTGAACAACTGCAACAAGATGAGGCAATGAATAGTTAATGTATCAAACAATTGATCGAGTTAGTGTGAATAAATTTATTAAAGTATGGAGTAACTTGTCAAATGTCTAATGAATTCTTGTGGGTAGAAAAATACAGGCCCAAAAAAATCAATGATACTATTTTACCGCAACAGCTAAAGGACACCTTCAATGCAATTGTCGACAAAGGTGACCTGCCTAATATGCTTTTTACTGGCACTGCTGGCCTTGGTAAAACCACCGTTGCTCGTGCTTTGTGCAACTCTTTGGACCTTGACCATATTGTTATCAACGGTTCCGAAGAGGGTAACATTGAAACCTTAAGAGGTAAGATTAAACAATTTGCCTCTACCGTATCCCTGCAAGGTGGTTATAAGGTTGTTATCTTGGATGAGGCAGACTATTTAAATCCCCAGTCTACTCAGCCTGCACTTCGTGGATTCATTGAGGAATTCAGCAACAACTGCCGATTCATTCTCACCTGTAACTTCAAGAATCGAATCATTGAACCCCTTCACTCTCGCTGTGGTGTATATGAGTTTAATACTACAAAGAAGGACTTGGCTCAACTTGCGGCTCAATTCATGAAACGCATGAAGTTCATCCTTGAAGAGGAAGGCGTGAGCTATGAAGAGATGGCTATTGCAGACTTGATCATGAAGTTTGCACCAGACTGGCGTCGTGTTATTAATGAGTGCCAACGATATTCATTATCAGGGTTCATTGATTCTAATGTTACCAAGAATCTGACTAATGATAACTACGATGGACTGCTCAAACTCTTAAAGGAAAAAGATTTTAAGAAAATGCGGTCATGGGTTGCAAATAATATCGACACTGATGCGTCTGTTATTTTTAGAGCAATCTATGATAGAGCCACGGTGAGTGTAAAACCAGAATCACTACCCCAGTTGATTTTAATCCTTGCTGATTATCAATATAAAAATTCATTCGTTGCTGACCACGAACTAAATGTGGTTGCGTGTATGACAGAAATTATGGCCAATGTTGAGTTTATCTAAACTGTAGTGTCTTTGGCCAATGGCCGAACGCTAGGGTTTTGGTAAAATATAGATATATGATGACAAAACAAAAAATTAAAGAATACTACGTACAGTTACCTGATATAGTAGCAAAGAAAAAATTCTCCCACCAAACCAGATTGCTTGCTGCCAATCTTATGGAGAATCCCTATTTAAGTGTTGGTGCTTATCTTACTAAGTTATCAACAATTGAATTGGATTATTTAAATGAGTTGTCTGAGGTTGAGGATACTGACCCCAGATTACAGGAATTGATTATCATCACACTCATGTTATTACAAGCTGAAGGTACTATCGTATCATCAGAAGATGATGTCATTGATCATTTATCATCATTTAAATTAATGATTGCCGGTACATCCTTAGGCCGAAAAGGATATATAAAGGTTAATTATGAAAATTTATCATTTAATGATGACATGTCAGATTTGATAGTATTTGAAAAACTTAATGAGGAAGATTAAAATGTTTAAACAACTAAAAGCATTATGGAATTCACTTTTCGGTAAAGACACTGAGACCGATTACAGTAAGGAAGCACCATATAAACTTGAGCCAACCGATGAGGTTGTGGCAGAAACCCCTGTTGAGGAACCGGTTAAAGTCCAACCACCTCCACTTCCAACAGACCCGGTTAGCTATTGGCCCTTTCCTAGCGCACCACCACACGAAGCTAATAAGCCTGTTAAGGAAAGAAAGAAACGAAAAGTGGTAAAGCGCGAGGAACCTGTTACTGCAACACCAACGGAAACAAAGAAGACACCTAAGCAGATTGCTGCAGACAGACGCAAGGCCGCTGCTACAAAAGATAGGAATCGCGCCAAAGGCAAAAAATAATTCACTGAATACACTATATTATGAAAATTGGACTTACTGCTTCAACCTTTGATTTACTCCACGCTGGTCATATTGCCATGCTTAGAGAAGCCAAGTCGAAATGTGATTATCTAATCTGTGCGCTGCAAGTGGATCCAAGTGTTGATCGTACAGAAAAAAACGCCCCCGTTCAGAGTATTGTTGAGCGGCAAGCACAACTTGCTGCAGTTAAATATGTAGATGAGGTACTAGTATACTGTACAGAGACCGATTTACTTGATATAATAAACATGTACCCTGTTACTGTTAGAATTCTTGGCGAAGAGTATCGTCAGAAGGATTTTACTGGTAAAGATGAATGTCGCAACCGTGGCATTGAACTCTACTTTAATAAACGTGATCATAGGTTCTCATCCAGTGATCTGAGAAAACGTGTGGCGCAAAAAGAATTATGAATCCATTTGAATATGTAAATGCTATTAACTATAGTAAAGAAAAATTAATTGTAGATGACTTAACCGAAAAGGCCTATAATGGCTATATGGTCAATAGGTCACTATCTTATTTTCCCGACACCGTCCTTGCTGCTAATGAAATGAATGTCAATCATCAACTTGACAAGAAAATGCAGTTTGACTTTCTTATAAATATTATTAGAAAACGAAAGCGCTTTTCAAAATGGGAAAAGAAAAAAGCTGACGGTGATGTGGATGTAGTCAAAGAGTATTATGGTTATAACGATTTAAAAGCTCGTCAAGTACTTGGTCTTCTATCACCTGAACAATTAGAACAATTATATAAAAAGGTGAACAAAGGTGGAAGAAAGTAACTTGATTGAATGGACACCCAACTCAATGTTGGAAGTTGCCTTAAATGAACCGGACGATTTTTTAAAGATCCGGGAAACCCTAACTCGCATTGGTGTAGCATCTCGTAAGGATAGAAAACTATATCAGTCATGTCACATACTGCATAAGCAGGGTAGATATTTTATAGTTCATTTTAAAGAACTATTTCTACTTGATGGCAAAAAATCCAATTTAGAGGAAAATGATATTGCTCGTAGGAATACAATCGCCACATTGATGAGCGACTGGGGCCTGTTAACTATTGAGCAAGTAAATCAGGCGCAACCTATTGCACCTCTCCGACAAATTAAAATCATTCCTTATAAGGAAAAGAACGAATGGGAATTGTGTCCAAAATATAACATTGGAAACAAGCCTCATTAAAGAACCCACCTTAGGGCCGTTGTAATGCAAACGGTAAAAAAGCATTCGAACAATTGGACTGGCACTCGTTAGTTGTCCCTGTATAAAGTAAGCAGGATATAAATAGAATTGGATGCCGAATACTCGGGTCTATAACTACAACCTTGCTTTTATTAGGAGGTCATAATCATGACACATTTTAAGTTACCACGCTCAGCGTTTATTGGCTTTGATAACATCTTTGATGAGTTGGATAAATTATCCAATCAATCAACGGGTGATAATTATCCGCCACATAATATCCTTAAACTTACCGATAACAAATATGCAATTGAACTTGCTGTTGTAGGGTTCAAAGAGAGTGATCTCGAGCTCAATCAACAGGATGGTATTTTGCATGTCACAGGTGATAAGTCCAGTAAATATTTACCGACTGATTACTTGCATCGGGGAATTTCAGGAAGATCTTTCAAGCGTTCCTTTCGACTGTCTGAACACGTAGAAGTAAAAGGAGCTAATCTAAGGGACGGACTGCTTGTCATCGAACTAGAAAGAGTCATCCCAGACGAAAAGCGTCCACGTACGATTCCTATTAATCAATTCGTGGAGAACACACATGACACAAATCAAAAAAATCCTCAGTTTCTTTCAGAAAATGGGACTCAGCATGCTTGACAGTATGATTGAAGCCCGCCAACGACAGGTCGAAGCCTATTTGGCCCGCTCTGTTGACTTGGCTGACTTGGAGAGACGACAGAGAGAAATTCAAAAAGCCGGTGTCGGCCAATTGAAGTATTAATATATAATAATATGAGTTGAGGAGCATCTCATACAAAACAAAAGCTCCACCATTCACTCAACACAACACACACATACAGGAGAACTAATATGTTCACACCCAACTTTTACATCGATCAGTTTCAAGCAACAAAGAAAATTGTTGCAGATCAAATCTTCAAAGATCAACCTGAGTTACAAGAAGTAGCAGTTAAGTTTATTGACACACAAACAGCGTTTGCCAAGATGCTTGTCGATAACACCGTTACCGTTAACAAATTATTTTGGGATAAGGCAACTGCTTTGTCACCTACCAAAGTTAAATAATGGAGAATATTATGAGCAATAAAAACCCCTTTGAAATTCGTGCAGAGATGCTCCAAATGGCTAAAGACTATATGGACCAACAATGGCATATGAACGTGGATTTTACAAAACAGTTGTTTGAAAAGAATATGAAAACAGTTGGTGAAATGGAAGCTGCGTTAAAGCCTTATTCCACAGAAGAGTTAATGAAGAAAGCATCAGAGATGTATTCCTTCGTCTCTAAGAAGGATTAAGAACAAAAAAAGGGCCTTCGGGCCCTATTTACATTGTCTCAGTTTTGTGATATAATGTACTATTAAATTATGGAGTGAAAAATGTCAGATATTCAAATCGTTCGTCTAACCTCAGGCGAAGAACTCATTGCAGATGTCACCATACAGACAGACGGATACCTTCTATCCGATGTTGCAATCCTAATCCCAACCCAACAAAATCAACTAGGCCTTGCCCCATTCATGGCATATGGAGAACCTAAGGATGGTATCTTCTTTAAGAATGAGCATATCATGTTTCTTATAGAACCCGTAGACGGTCTTCGTCAACAATATCAAACTATGTTTGGAAAAGTAATCACACCTCCTACTAGTATTATTTCGTGATATACAGCTCTTGTATTTTGTGTTATAATATTAGAAAATAAGGAGTAAGATGTCTTTTTACACGTCAGTTTTTCGTTATGGTAACAATATCCTATTCCGTGGATATGATGACCAAGGCCGTCGTTACCAGCGTAAAGAACCATTCCAACCCACGTACTATGTGCCCTCACAGAAAGACGTAGGTTGGCGTGGTCTCGATGGTGCTATCATTGGTCCCATCAAACTTGAGAGTATGCGTGAGGGCAAGGAATGGATGGAGAAGTACAAGGATGTTTCCGGCTTCAACATCTATGGCAACCCTAATCAAATTCACCAGTTCATCTCAGAGAAATTTCCAGGCGATATTAAATTTGACCGTGATCGGATTAACGTAACCACAATCGATATTGAGACTGCATACGATGATGGGTTTCCACACCCCAGCAAGGCAGAGAACGAAGTATTGGCTATTACTATTAAAAACAATATTGATGGCATGTATTACGTTTGGGGTTATGGTGATTACGACACAGAGAAGGCGCTCATCAAACCAGTGCGGTACACTAAGTGCTCATCTGAGGCAGAGTTGTTCAAATCATTCCTCACACATTGGCAAGCGCCACAGTTCTCACCTGATGTGATTACTGGTTGGAATGCACGATTCTTTGATATGCCTTATCTAGTAAACCGAGTGACTAAGATCCTTGGCGAAGATTGGGCCAAGAAATTCTCACCGTGGGGTATGCTGAATTATCGGCAAGTGACTCGGATGAACAAAGTCGATGATACCTATAACATCGAGGGTATTCAGACACTGGATTACTTAGAGCTCTTTCAGAAGTTTGGTTACTCCTACGGCAATCAAGAGTCCTACAAACTAAATCACATCGCCTATGTTGTACTTGGTGATACTAAGCTTTCGTTCGAAGAATCAGGTTCTCTTAAAAATCTCTACAAGGATGATTACCAAAAGTACATTGACTATAACATGAAGGACGTGGAACTTGTAGATCGGCTTGAGGATAAAATGGGTCTTATTACCCTTGCCATGACCATGGCGTATAAGGGTGGTGTGAACTACCAGGACACATTTGGTGTTACGGCGATTTGGGAATCCATTATCTACCGTAAGCTCAAGTCACAAAACGTCATGCCATCTCTTGGCGATGGTAATCACCATAAGACTGCCTTTGCTGGTGGTTATGTCAAGGACCCCAAAGTCGGACTTCACAACTGGGTTGTATCCTTTGACTTGAACTCACTCTATCCAAACATTATTGTGCAGAACAATATGTCACCCGAGACAGTGACTGATAAGTTCGTTAAATCTGGTGTTGAATATTATTTGGATGGCAACAAGGCAGATGTTGAGGGCTATGCCGCTGCGGCGAATGGTTCCACATACCGTAAGGACATTGATGGTGTTGTTCCTGGTATCATTATAGATTACTACGACGAACGGTCGGCGACCAAAAAGGCCATGCTTGCCTCACAACAGGCGTATGAGAAGAATAAGACCTATGAACTTGAGAAGGAAATCAACCGACTCGAGAATACTCAAATGGCTCTTAAAATTCTACTCAACTCACTTTATGGTGCTCTCGGTAATGCTTATTTCCGTTACTTTGATATCCGTCTTGCCGAGGGTGTTACCCTAACTGGTCAGTTGGCTATTCAATGGGCCGAAAAAGCCATGAATGCCTCAATGAATAAGATACTCAAGACCAAGGACAAAGACTATGTAATTGCTATTGATACGGACTCACTCTACGTTGACTTTGGTCCTCTTATCGACACAATGGTTTGGAAACCTAATGACGGTGTGGATAAAAAAGTTGCCTTCCTCAACAAGGTCTGCAGTGAACACTTTGAGCCAGTGCTTGAAAAAGCATATCAAGAACTCTTTGTGAACATGAATGGCCACAAGAACCGGATGGTGATGAAACGTGAAGTGATTGCTGACCGTGGCATTTGGACTGCCAAGAAACGCTATATACTTAATGTGCATAACAGTGAGGGTGTGCAGTACGCTGAACCGAAACTCAAGATCATGGGCATTGAGGCAATTAAATCCTCTACGCCAGAAGTGGTCCGAGCCAAGTTTAAGGAAGTGTTTAAAATTATTATCAGTGGCGATGAGTTGGCGACACGTGATTTTATCGTTAAATTTAAAAATGATTTTAAACAACTGCCGCCCGAGCAGGTTGCCTTTCCACGTGGTGTGAGCAATATTACCGACTGGTCGGATAGAAAGACTATCTTCAAGAAAGGTACACCCATTCACGTCCGTGGCTCATTACTATATAATCATTATATTAAGGATGCTAGATTAAATGACCGGTACGAACTTATTCAAAATGGTTCCAAGGTAAAATTTGCATACCTAAAAATGCCAAATACTATCAAGCAGAATATTATCTCATTCCCAGATGAGTTGCCAAAAGAACTTGGTCTGCATAAATTTATTGATTATGAAACCCAATTCGGTAAAACATTTATCGAACCGCTACGATTTATTCTAGATGCAGTAGGATGGTCGGTAGAGGAACAAGCAACATTAGAGGATTTTTTCGCATGACGAATGCAAACAAAGTAAAATTATTCATGGAATCTTTCGGACAGGAAGTAAAATCCAAACCAGAGTTTCCATCGGATGATACCGTAAAATTACGGATTGAACTTATTTCAGAAGAGTTACAAGAGTTGGTAGATGCTTGTAATGCCAATGATATTATTGAGGTAGCAGATGCCCTTACGGATATTCTTTACGTCACCTATGGCGCTGCACACTCGTTTGGTATTCCCATTGACGAATGTTTTAAAGAAGTGCAGAGATCTAATATGAGTAAACTTGGTGAAGATGGTAAACCCATCTATCGTGAAGATGGTAAAGTCATGAAAGGTCCCAATTACTCAGTGCCTAACTTAAAAAATGTTTTACAAACTGCCTAATTTGTGTTATAATATACAACATGCATAATCCAAAATACCCAATTTATATTATCTCTAAAGGTCGATGGGAATCTCGTATGACACAGCGTACGATGGAAGACATCGGCGTACCGTATCGTATTGTGATCGAGGACGCGGAATACGACAAGTATGCCGAACACGTGCCTAAGGAAAAGATCCTTGTTCTGCCGAATGGTTTCCGTGAGAATCCAAAATACGCATATAAGGATGAGCGCACCGGTTTGTTAGGTGGTTCCATTCCCGTTCGTAACTTCGTGTGGGAACACTCCATCGAAGAAGGGCATAAGAAACATTGGGTCTTGGATGATAACATGCGGCATGTCTATCGGATGAATCGTAACCTCAAGACTCGTATGACCAGTGGCGCGGCATTCCGTATTTGTGAGGACTTTACCGACCGATATGAAAATGTAAAACTATCTGGTATGAACTATGCATTCTTCGCTCCCGCATCAGTTCGTAAACCACCTTACTATACAAACACTCGTATTTACTCTTGCATTCTTATTGATAACTCTATCACCCATCGCTGGCGTGGTAAGTACAATGAGGACACAGACTTGAGTTTGCGTGTACTTAAAGACGGCGACTGCTCTATGTTGTTTAATTGTTTCCTCGTCGGCAAGGCAGCAACCATGACAATGAAAGGCGGCAATACGGAAGAAGTGTACAACGTTGGTCAAACGGGTGACCGACATGCACGAGGTGGCGAAAACTTTGATAACCGTAAATCATTTGTTGAATCACTTATTGAACAACATCCCGAGCATGTAAAACTTGCATTCAAATGGGGTCGTTGGCACCACGATGTGAATTATAGTGTATTCACTCAAAAACCAGTTATGAAACCAGGTCTAAATATTACTAAAGGTACCGACGAATACGGTATGGTACTCAAGGCAATTTCACCTGAACAAAACACACCTGATGGAGAAGAATATGGCGACTAATAAATTAAATGTAGATACAGCATCTAATAACTTGTTTATCCTTGCTGGCGAAGAGGATAAGCGCACACCTTATGATTGGGATGGCATGCCTGAGTTCGTTCAAGAAGATGTTGAAGCATACGCAAAGATCACGGTACGTATTCGTGATGAAGCAGACCTGAAAAAGTTTGCAGAAATTATGAATCAACCTAGCATTACTACCAAAACAAAAGCAGTTTGGTATCCACAGTTGGACAGAAATCGCAACTCTTTGCTTCGTTGGATGGACGAAGAATAAAGAATTGTGATATAATACTATATTATGATATCACTTACATCATTCAAAAGTCTCTTTGATAATAAAACGGATAAGAGACTCGATTTTAAATCCTTCCCGGATTTTGAAAAGGCTTTGTACGCACTCTCCAAAAAAGAGTGTGAGACAAAGAAAAAAGCATTCCTTATTTCCCCTGCCACTTTTATTGAAGGCACAACGCGTGCGAATAGGAATGTAATTGAATGGGGTGGGTGGGCAGCGGTTGACGTGGACGACCACGAATTTAAAGGAGACTTAAAAAATGAGCTTTATTCTAGGTTTGGCAAGTGGTATTATATTTGTTATAGTACTGCAAGCAGCACTATTGCACGGCCGAAGTTCAGACTCATCTTTCCTCTTACGAGCGCTGTACCTGAGGCAAAAATCCGCCACTTCTGGTTCGCACTCAACTCTGAGCTTGGATCAATCGGAGATAAACAGACTAAAGATCTCAGCAGAATGTATTACATCCCTGCGACGTATGCTGGCGCTAACAACTTTATCTTTACTAATCACGGTGACCCTATTGATGTTAGTACTCTTACCGCCAAATGGCCATATAACGATAGGGCCAATAACTCAAATAGTTTCATCGACCGATTACCTGATGAATGGCAACGACAAATTATCGAGCACAGAAAATCGCAACTAGAAAATGTCAATGTCAAATGGAGTGGTTATCGCGATTGTCCATTCTGGCCTAAGAAACTTGCATCAGAGTACCAGGTTATCAACAGCACTGGTTGGTACCATAAGATGTATCAGATCATGGTTGCCGTTGCAGGTAATGCCATTAAAAATGAATACCCCATTACTGTGCAAGAGATTACACAGATGTGTAGGCAATTTGATGCCGATACGGGTAATTGGTACGCTACTCGACCTCTGGATAAGGAAGCAGATAGGGCACTAGAGTTTGTATACAAGACAATGTAATACTTTTGATATATTTACTTTTGTCTCAGTTCGTGGTATAATAACCATATGAAATCTTTTGGAACTACTATGAGTGAACTAGGCAGTGGGGCATTCTTTGAATCCCTCGGTCAGTATGTTTACGGCTATCGCAAGGAAGATTCTTTTACCTGGGACTATATTGGCAAGGGTAATGGAAATCGTGCCGTTCAGCATATAAAGACCAAGGGTTATAATGCCAAGAATCTTTATATTATCGCCAAGAACCTGGAGCGATTTGCCGATAAAGGTGATGCAGAATCTTTCCTATTGGAATCTTTTTTAATTACAACAACCAAACCAACTGATAATCGCGTTGCTGGTCACTATGAGGAGTGCTTTACTATGGCAAAATGGTCTGAACTATTTAATGAATTTCAAGCATCAATGTATGACAACTTTGAGGCACTACCTACGTGGTATGTCGAAAATTATGAAAAGATTAAAGGTAAAGTTGGCGTTGTGACTATTAAGTCCGATGTGTTTTACTTGGAATCTAAAACGCTAAATAAAGTACAATTCTCATGGTATACGAATACTGATGGTAGTACTAAGTCGGTCAAGTTCCAAGTTTGGAATACGGATGAAAATGAGTCAGAGGTAAAACGCCAACAGATTTACTCATTCTGTGAGTCCATGGGAATTGATCATGACGAAGTTGAGTTAACAGGTACTCGCCAGAGTTATGAGATCAAAAAAGAACTTGATGTAAATCAGGTTATGGAAATTTTTATTAATTTTGTTAGTTAAGGAAACACAATCATGGAATTAAAAATGGCAATCATCGGTCACGGCTTCGTCGGCAAGGCAGTTGACTATGGATTCACACACCCTCAGGTTCATAAGACAATTATTGATCCCGTCTACGGTACATCGGTAAAAGATATTCCAACGGGCACTGACCTTATCTTTATTGCGGTTCCCACACCCATGGAAAATTTCACCATTTTCCGCAACGTGATGCAAGAGTTGGAAGAGCGTGGATTTATCGGCAGTTCGATTGTGGCAATTAAATCCACCGTACGGCCGGATGTATTAAAAGAATTCCGTAAACCAAGTGTGATTTACAATCCTGAGTTCTTGACAGAGAAATTTGCATCCGAAGACTTTATCAATCCACCAATGCATGTGTTTGGTGGTGAACCCCACGCGTGTGATGTCTTGGAAAGTTACTACACAAAATACAGTCTCTGTTCACCAGCTCCTGCATTCAAGGTCGGTATTGAGGAGGCATCCATTATTAAGTACTCTATTAACTCATTCCTTGCAACCAAGGTAATGTTCTTTAATCAAATTTATCAGGTCTGCCAAGATCAAGAATTGGACTTCAACCGTATCGTAAATGCCATCGGCACTGATCCACGTATTGGACGTAGTCACACTAAGGTGCCAGGGTTCGATGCTAAACTTGGCTTTGGTGGTGCATGTTTCCCCAAGGATACCAAGGCGTTCATCGACTACAGCGATCGCCTGAGTGTTCTACGCGCCGTTGTTGATGCGAACAATAAAGTACGTGCAGATTATGAGTTGGATGACCGTGAAAAAGTTCAAGGTGTTGTTTACAAGATCGCATAATCCATATATAATGTGTATTAACACACACAAGGATAGGAAATTATGTCCGATACTAAAAAACGACTTAATGATGTAACACCTGCTGAGTGGGACAAGGCCCATGCAAATTGGTCTGATAAATCTAAACCCGCACACTTTGAAAAATTGGTAACAACCGATACCGACAATCATTCAGATCACTACTATGATACTGATAGAAATAAATCACTAAATTATGAAAAAGCAGACACCTCCTGGGACAATTGGAAACCATCAAGAACGATTAGTTGAATCTCATCCCGTTGGGTATTGGGACCAAGTATTTCTACGACTTGCTAAGGAAGTAGCATCTTGGTCCAAAGACCCATCAACCAAGGTTGGTGCGGTCGCCGTTGGTCCGAAACGCAATGTTTTGGCACAAGGTTATAATGGGTTTCCGAGAGGCATTTTTGATTATGCCGAAAGATATAATGATAAACCTACTAAATATAAGTACGTCGTTCATGCGGAGATGAATGTAATCTATAACGCTACATATAATGGTGTTTCCCTTGATGATGCATCACTTTACGTCTACGGTCTACCCCCATGCTCTGAGTGCGCCAAGGGTATTATCCAAGTCGGCATTAAAGAAATCATCACAGAGATACAAGGTATACCTAAAAAATGGCAAGATTCATGGGACTTTTCCAAGAGCATGTTTGACGAAGCAGGTATTATAGTACGAACAATTGAAAGGCAGTAAAAAAAATGGCAAAAATTCTAATCACCGGTGGTGCAGGTTTCATTGCGTATCACCTAGCACAAAAACTACAAGCAGAAGGGCATCGGGTATGCGGCTTTGATAACTATAATGATTATTATGATGTTAATCTAAAGTACGCTCGTGCGCGTTCACTGGCAACAAGAGGCATTGAGGTCATCACCGGTGATTTGGTAAATCTGATTGATGCAGAGTTTGCTGTTACTACCTTTGCACCAGATGTGGTAATACACTTGGGTGCATACGCTGGTGTTCGGCATTCACTGGATCATCCAAAATTATACGTTGACAACAACATTAATGGTACACATAACTTAATTGAAGTTTGTGAAAAACGTGGCGTTAATAAAATCATTTATGCATCAACATCATGTGTAATGGCTGGCAATGAACTACCTTGGAATGAGAGTGAAAAGTTAGGTTATCAACTCAATGCGTATGGTTACTCCAAGGCAACGAACGAGGCACAGTTTATGGCTAGTAAAATACCCGTAACCATTGGCCTTCGATTCTTTACTGTCTACGGTCCTTGGGGTCGTCCTGACATGGCACTGTTTACATTTACCAAATCCATTATTGACGGCACTCCTATTAAGTTGTTTAACTACGGTGATATGATCCGTGACTTTACTTACGTTGATGATATTGTCCAGGGTGTTAATATTGTTATTAATAGAGCAATTAATACGACACAGAACCTAAAAGAAGTGTATAATATAGGTTACGGCGAACAGGTTCAACTTTTGGACTTTGTGAGTGAAATTGAAAAGAACGTTGGTAAGAAGGCAATTAGAGAATTGGTTGAGAAACACCCAGCCGATACACAGGCTACTTGGTCGGATACAACGAAACTTCAAGCACTTGGTTATAAACCAACAACATCAGTGAAGGTTGGTGTTGCTAAATTTGTTGAATGGTACAAAGAGTACTATGAAATTGGGTAAGTGTTTACATTTATCCGTATTTGTGTTATAATATACTTTTGAAATAATCATGGCAAAATATGCTAATCGCACCTGCTACAGTTGTGGTATACGTTTACCTCAACCAGAGATGGCAGAAAAAATAATTGAAGAAAAGGCAGGGCATTCTACTGGCTACGGTACGAATTTTTTGTCATGGTTTGATGAAAAAAGAAAAAATAACATAAATCTCTCTCGCAGAAATTATACACGTAAAAAGAAAGTTTGGATGTGTCCATCGTGTAATAACAAATCATCATGGTTGGAAAATGTGCTAGGATTTTTTGTTATTCTGTTTGTCGTATTGCTTTTTATATAGGAACTATATTATGTCCATTATGGATAAATTAAAAAAGAATAGTAAGTTAGATCATACTGAAATTCTATCGGAATCTAAATTCTTCAATGAGAAGGATATGGTTGCCACTGATGTGCCAATGATTAATGTTGCACTATCTGGTAAAGTTGATGGTGGCTTGAGTCCAGGACTGACGGTGTTGGCCGGTCCATCAAAGCACTTTAAAACATCCTTTGCTCTTATTATGGCTAGTGCCTATCTGAAGGCGTATCCTGATGCAGTAATGTTATTTTATGACTCTGAGTTTGGTTCACCTCAATCGTACTTTGAACAGTTCGGTATTGATCCATCACGTGTACTGCACACACCAATCACTAACGTTGAAGAGCTTAAGTTTGACTTGATCGGTCAACTCGAAGGCATTACACGTGGCGATAAGGTATGCGTCGTTATTGATTCGGTTGGTAACTTGGCTTCTAAGAAAGAATTGGAAGATGCTATCAATGAGAAATCAGTGGCAGATATGTCTCGCGCCAAGGCGTTGAAGGGTCTCTTCCGTATGTGTACGCCGTACTTGAATATGAAAAATATTCCCATGATTGCCGTTAATCACACATACAAGGAAATCGGTCTGTTTCCTAAGGATATTGTCTCTGGTGGCACTGGCATTTACTACTCGGCCGATAACATTTGGATCCTGGGTCGTCAACAGGATAAGGTTGGTACTGAGATCCAAGGTTACCACTTTATTATTAACGTAGAGAAATCACGGTACGTCCGAGAGAAATCAAAGATTCCAATCTCCGTATCATGGGAAGGTGGCGTACAGCGTTGGTCCGGTCTACTGGATGTTGCTCTCACTGGTGGATATGTTGTTAAACCTAGCAACGGTTGGTATCAAAAAGTCGATAAGTCCACAGGCGAAATGATTGAAGGTAAATATAGAGAAAAGGATACTCTGAACGAAGAGTTCTGGAAACCTGTTTTCGACACTACGGACTTTGCCGATCATTTGGCTAGATCCTATATGATTAGAAGAGAAGTATATGCAGACCCCGATGGAGAATGAATTAAAAGAAAACGTTGATTATGTTCTAACAC